ATTAATGGAATACCCTCACATAACCAATAGCAATGATATTTTTTAGGGCTAGTTTCTACTATCATATGGGGTTGTAGTTCAAATTTTTTAGGTAAAGGATAGCCATCAAGATCAATGAATACTGCCCTTACTCTTTTAATGTGTTCAGTAGTTCTACCTTTTAAATTAGTTTCATTAACAGTAAAATATATTCCTGCCCCTTTTTGATTTAATTTTGTAAGTGTTTTTAAATGTTCTTCTATTGTTCCGTGTAGTTGTTTAATGAGTTTTTTGTTAATCCCTTTATCGCAGAAAGTTTGAAATGTATGGTGAGTTCCAAAGTAATTTAAAAATATTCCGTAATGTGATTGGTCGTTCATTTACAATAATGCCCCACTACTAATTTTCCTTTTTTTGTATAGTATCCTTGATTTATGTCATTTGTTTGGTCATAATATTTAGCAATTTTTTCAACTACATACATAAAACTTTTAGTACAATCCTCATATTTCATAGGAAAATTACTATATTCAAGTTTTACGCCTAGAAGTATTATTACGAGTGTTTTCATCTTCCCTTAAATTTTCTTCTGACCATCTTTTGTTAGCCCCAATTTTACCCGCTACTGATCGTCTTTTTCTGTTCAGCTTTTGTTCTTTTCGTTCTTCTTCTGCTTGTTTGCAAACTAAATAGGTCTTGCCGTCTTTACCTTTTTCCTTCAAAAATAAATGCTCTATTTTTGGTATGATGAGTTTAATCTTGTCTAATCGGCAATTACACATTTTAGACAAAATTTCCATATCATACTCAATTCTAAAGCCCCGCCAACAATGACAATATAATAGAATATAAGCCCCTTGTTCTTCTAGGTTTAGCTTTAATCTATTAGGATCGCTTATCCAATCGTTTGCATAAAATTGAAAGGCAGGGCTTTGTTCATCTGTAGTTGATTTTCTCAATATAAATCCTATTAAGTTTAGTTAAGTTTTGTTTTTACCCCGAAAGAACTTTAGTGTCAACTACTATCTTGTATGTAGATGTAGGTGCAGTTGAAGATGAAGGTGAAGATGAAGATGAAGGGGATAAAATCGCATATGCGATTTGATAGCATAGTGTCATATGTTTGCTATTGCCATTTTATAGCAATGCTATAGCAATGCCATAGCTATGCTATACTGAAATCTATGTCGGGTCTTATGTATTCTTGCGAGAAATCACCAAGTTTTGCTATCTGAATAGCCCTATAAGGTGGTATTACTTTCCATTTAGATACTGCGGGATGTGATATTCTTAATTTTCTTGATAAATTCTTACCCCCATATTTAGATATTATTTCCTTTTTTCTATCTACTGCTAGTTTATATTTATTGTTCTTCATTTGTTCACTATTTGTTTATTCCCATACTAAATTGTTCTTCGGTTGTAAGCAATCGTCTAATAAAACTTGCTCTATCGTGTGCCTCTTTAGCTTGATCTACAAGTTTTAAGATACTATCAGCTTTATTAAAATGATCGGGTATTACTGATGATCTATCTACATTGGTAATATCTTTAATTAATCTATCTCTTTTGGCTTCTAATTCTGTAGCCAATTCGGGTAGTATTGTTGCCATAATTGACAATTATTTACCATAATCATTAACATTAATCAACATTTAACTTGACAATAGTTAAGACAAAGAATAAACATAGGTTAATTAAATAATAAATAAAAGGAAAAAATATGACAAGCATAGTAGCAAAAGGCGGTGAAAAAAGTAGCAGTTTTCCTAGCGTTTCTGTAGGTATTCACAAAGCCCGTTGTATTAAGGTTATTGATCTTGGTACACAAAAAAACGACTATCAAGGTAATGTGTCTTGGAAAAGACAGGTCTTGGTTATTTGGGAAACTCCAGATCAAACTGATGATAATTCTGTACCCTTAACCATTAGCAAATTCTATACCTTATCACTCCACGAAAAGTCTAATCTTGGAATAGATTTAACTTCTTGGCGGGGTCGTGCTTTTTCTGAAACGGAAAAGAAAGGTTTTGATATTGCAAAGTTAGCAGGAAAAGAATGTACTTTAAATGTCATTCAAGGAAATAAAAACAACAAGGTTGGATCAGTAATGCCTCTAGCAAAAGGCGATAAGATCGCTGAACAATACCATACAAGTGTTGTCTTTGATTTAAAAGATTTTCAAAATGGTAAAAAGGAAGTATTTAATCAGCTATCCGAAGGTATTAGAAATATTATCTTACGATCTAAAGAGTTAGATGGTTTAGACCAAAGCGATAACGGGGATGAAAATAATGGGTCTAATACTGTAGGGCAAGAGCCAGTACCATTTTAATGGAATATACTAACGCATCAAACCTCCCGAAAGCGATTGAACGGGCAGTAGCTAATGATCCTTACTCATCCAAAGGGTCTAATATATCTGCTACCCGTTTGATTGCTCCTCCTAGAATAAGGGTCTTGGAAATGAGAAACCAAGATTTAATTAAAGAGGATGTATCTGATAGGATATTTTCTTTACTAGGACAATCTGTACACCATATCATTGAACGATCTAAACAAAGAATTGATTTATCAGAAAGAAGATTATTCTATAAAGATGATAAGATCACTAATGGTTGGACTTTAAGTGGGTCATTTGACTATCTTGAAAGACTAGGAAGATTGATAGATTTTAAAGTCACATCTGCTTGGTCGGTTATATCTGCTTTAAATGAAGGAAAACCCGATTGGGAAAACCAACTTAATGTATTAGACTTTCTATGTCGTAAAAATCAAAAGAATTTAACTAGCTATGGTAAACCTATTAAAGTTAAATCTCTCAATATTATGGCTATATTAAGGGATTGGTCTAAACTCCAAGTAATGAAATCTGATAACTACCCTAGAAAACAAGTTATTATGATCCCTATAAGAAGATGGACACCTAAAGAACAAGATGAATATGTAAAAGCTAGAATTAAGCTACATCAAGATGCTGAAAGGTCTAGTAAATTACCGCTTTGTACGGCAAAAGAAAGATGGCGGAAAGAAGATAGTTATGCTTTAATGGTTGATGGTAGAAAATCTGCTAAAAGAGTTTTACCAACTAGAAAAGAAATGGATCAATATTTAAAAGCTAATGGATACGTAGAAGGTGTAAAGTGTAAAGTTGTGCAAAGACCCGCACAGGATACTAGATGCTTACACTATTGCCGTGTCAATGAGTTTTGTGATTATTATAATAATGTCAAATTCTAAAAGAATTATTAAACCTTTTGTCTTAACCCACGATCCTCTTGTTCAAAAACTAATTGAACGCTTTGCTAATAGATCGGAAAGTGGTATAAAGAGATTTAGACGAACAATGTTAGAGGCGGTCAAACCCATTGAAAAATGGATAGAAGATGCACAAGAAGAAAGTTGGGATAATATTGTTTATCTTGAAAAGATTAAAATAGAATTACAGAAAGGGGAAAAAGATGGGAAAAAAGAAAAAGAAAAATAAGAAGAAGAAAAAAAATAAGAAGAAGAAAAGATAATTCTTGCAAATTTTTAAAATAGGTATATTAGAAATTTATGAGAATGAATTTATTTTATATATGCCTAGTTATTTATTTCACTTCTCTTATCGCTTTGACATTTAATTACTTTATTTAGAACTATTCTAAACTAGCTTTTTATTCCATCTACCTTTATCATTTAAAACCATTGGTAGTAGCTTGGGGATACCATCTAATATAATTCCACATCCTATTATAAATCTTGTCCTAAAATTTTTTGCGTAATTAAAAGCCATAGATTTTTGGTTGATTAAACATCCTACGTTCATAGCAAAGAATATGTTATCGGGATTAGCCCAATAGCTTATGACGAATTTAGTATGGTAATGTCCTTGTACTGCTGACATACCCATAGTTTGAGATACCTTTAAAATGTCTGCTGATCTTCCGTGAGTAAAAAAACATTTCTGTTTATTACTCATAGTCAAAGTTAAATCATCTACCCATTTCCATTTCTTTGTACCTAGAAAGTCGCCATAGTCTTTTAAGAACTCTCTACTCATTCCGTATTTTAAAGCCCTTCTATAGACCAAGCTAGAATGGTTGCTATCTACCTCTACCATCTTCGGAAATATGCCCTCTAATGCCCTTATAAAGCCCCTAGAAGCCCTTAATTCGTGTCCTGCACTATAGAGGTCGGGATCGTGGGTGTGCATATTTATGGCGTGGAAATCAAGCAGATCGCCTATGTTAATAACGAAGTCGGGCTTGTATTCTTTTTTAATTTCTTTTAAAAAATCAAAGCTATCCCTATGGTGAAAGGGTATGTGCATATCACTAATGACCAATATCCTTTTGTTCACTAATTACCCTCTATTGTTTCTGGAATGTTCTTGATTCGTTCTATCTCGGCTTGTTTGGGATCAACATATTTAACTGTACCATTTTCAATATGTACATCCCGAACAGTACCATTATCAAGAATAATATCTTTTAAAATGACTACCATACTAATGGTTGTATGATACTTTAATTTGCTAGATTTTACAAGATTTCATAGTAGCTGACAGACTTTCAGCACGTTTTGGAGTTTGCTTTGCCCATCTGCTATCAAGCATTTCTTCGGATGCAGTTTGATAGTCACCCTCGCCTAATGCTTTCCACATATTTTTGAATTTAGATACTCCACCAATACCAAGCTGAAACACCATCTCAATGATGACACATTTAGCTTGATGATTTAAAGCTATATCTCCAATAAGTTTGTTAGCGTTATCTTTAGCTATATTAAAATCACCATCAAAAACTTTTTCAAGATGTTCTTTTGGATAAGATTGTCCTTCAATAAAAGGATCAGTATCTAAAACAAGATGACCATATCCGATTGTGGCAAAACCAAGACTATCTTTATAGATTTGATCTCTAAAACCTTCGTGTTCCTTAATCCTTGCCTTTAAATCGTCATATTCCATTCGCTTATACTATATAACAGCGGCAAAATTTCAAGGGAAATTTTAGTTTACTAAAAAATATATAGCAATAATTACGACAGCTACAGCAATAGATATTTTTTTATGTCCTTTTGCCAAAGCCCATAATTCTTTCACTTTGTCCATACTACCTCCCATTAAAACCATTCACTATTCTAACTATTTTAATCACCTTATCAACATTACTAAATGTTTGCTGATGTTTAAAGTCAAATGAATTAGTATTTTGCATTAATAATAATGCAACTATGATTTGAAACATATATTAATTACAGTTATTCTTATCCAAGTCTATTGGTTTATCTTTATAGAACCACACCCAAGATGATAATTTAGTTCCATCTTGTGTATAGGTACACTTCTTGCCTACAGAACAGGCACTTAAAGCGAACATTAGAGCCAGAAATATAAATATTTTATTCATAATCTTTCCTATTAAGTTTGGTATATTACTAAATATTGAGGGAATAAGCCATTATTTTCTTTTAATAATATCTGCACCTTTAAGGCCATAGATAGCCGAAACTACCCCAATAAATAAGGCCTGATACCAAAATGGCATATTATTAAAATACTCAAAAAACATTTCAACCTTTTTCATAATAGCAGGATCATCACTAAAAATAGACCATATCAACAGCATCACGGGAGCAGAAACGAGTATCAAAACGAACTCGTCTTTCCAGCCCTGTTGATTATTTTGCATTACAGCTTGTTTATACTCAATCTCGCCACTTGCCATTCGTTGTGCGTGGGTTCTTTGAGCATCAGCCATTAGCATCTTTGTTTCTTGACGCTTTTTATAAATATGCGTACCCGCATTTAACGCTAATTTAATTGCACTAAACCACATACTAAAATATTATTGTTACTACTAAAAAGATAAATATACCAGCAATAACTGATACAGTTACTCTTTGTTTTCCTGTCATATCCCACCACATATCGGATACAAATTCAAAAAAATCTTTCATAGTACCTCCTATAGTTTAACAAACTTTAATATTGCTATTATTAAAGCAATCAAAGACCCTACTACAAAAACGGCTTTAATTCCACCTTTTCCCATAGATACTTGATGCTTTAAATCCTCTATATCTTTACTGTTTTTAACCACATCTTTATGTATTTCTGCTAATTTATAGCAAATAACATCCATTGATGTTTTACTATTAAATTTAGGTGTCAACTTTTTTTTCATTTTCTATCTTCTTTTCAATACACCAAAATTTAACAAATGCTCTTGTATCATTAACTTCTTTATCCTCTCTATTTAAAATAATATCGTGACCAGTTCTATAACCTACTAAACTACATTCTTTATGCGAATTAAAATATTGTCCTGCTTGGACAGGAGGTATACATACTTGTGTTGCGGAATAACACAATTGCATTACTAATATAAATTTTATCATTTTCGCCTTCTATACCACCTTCTCTTTTTAAGAAACCAAGCATACGATTTATTCGTTATTCTTCTTTTTCTTTTTCTTGTTTTGTTTTTTAATGTTTCGTTTAACAAAATTTGTATTCTTCTTTATCTGTTTAGATAAGATTTCTTGTCCTTGTTGAAGTTTAAATACTGATTCTTTTAAAGTCCAAGTTTCTTTTAAATTCCATCCAACTAATGCAATCAAAGCGGCAAGAGCAAGACCAACTATTTTATCTTTTAAATCCATTATTTAGTATATCCTGATGAATCATATTTATCTTTTATGATTTTAATAACTCTCATTTTATCGCTATATTCATCTTTCTCAATAATAGCATCAACCTCTCCACAAGCCATACGAACATTTTGGGGATTAACACTTCTCTCAACCTGACGCTTAGCCTTCAAACATGAACTCATTTTTTGATCCTGTATATAGGTATGTTCAATAATACCTCCTTGATAGAACATACAAAGCACTATTACTCCACTAATGACTGTTTCCATTTTTCCTCACTTTATCTTTTATTTTTTCAATATCATTAATAATACGTTCAACATCTTTTTGTAGTCTTGATATATTAGTCGCATTATGTCTACTTTCTTTTATTTCTGTTTGTATATCTTCTACATCAGTTAGTAAACTCTCAATCAAAAGAAACTGCTCACTATCTGCCGGTAAACTTCCCAACTCACCCCGAGGCCATCTTATAGAAAATTCAACTGCCCCTTCTAAATCTTTTTTAATTAGATGGTTATCTGTTTCTAATGTATTAAGTCTTTCTATTATACCAAAATAAGCCCATACTCCTACTGCTACTGCTGCAATAATGGAAATTAAATTCCTTATTGGCATTGCTACATTTGTTGATTCATTAATCTTCATCTTCTTTTGGCCTTATTTTACCCCAAGTTATCTTCCAATTCAATTTTGTACTATCTTCAAATTTATCATCACTTGCTAAAGGTTTTGTTGTAATACCAATAGATTGTCTAGTATTTTCACAAGCCCCTAAAGTTAATAATAATATTAAAAATAAAAAAATATTTAAATATCTCATCCTTTACTTCCATAAAGTACAGTATATCAAACTTCATAGGTTATAGAAATGATTTTATCTTAAAGATGGGCCACCAAACCACATCACTAAAGATTGACGAGTTCCTTTAGTAATTGGAACTACCCTATGCAGTAAAAAACTAGCAAAAAACACAGCATAACCTCTTTTTAAGGTAAATTTATTTTTTTTAGAATCTAATGTTTCTCCACAAAATATCTCTAAATCTCCACCTTCAAATTCTTTTTGATCATTCAATAATAATGACATAGATATTTTTCTAACAGTAGGCATATGTGCCATATCTACATTACTATCCATATGCCAATTATAAAAACCACCTTTACCATAATTACCGAATTGACCATTTTCAGATAATTGAACATTATCAAAACCAAAATAATTATTATTAGTGATTTCCATCCATTGTCTAATAACTTGATAAATAGGTACAGCTTTGGCAAAAGGTATCCAACTAATATTACTTTTTCTATATCTTTGATCTAACTTTGTATCCTTATCAGTTGTACCAATAGTAGCATTTATTTTGGGTTCACTTTGTCCTATACGGATAAGTTCATCACATTGTTGTGCGTTAAGTACAGGTTCTGCGGTTGCAACAATATAAGATTTCCAACGTGGTTCTAAAATCACGATTAAGGTTTCGTTGGATAGGTAACATTATTAACTTCTTCCACAGTAGTTAAACCATCTGGAAGATCACGCAGGTCTTGTCTGTAAGTAGTCATATCTTCTGACATTGTTACATCGGATAAAGCATAAAAATCTGTTTCAGCTAACAGTCTATTTCTATTACTTCTTAAATCTGCAATAGCACGATCAAATGCACCATCAGCAAAAGTTTGTTCTTCAGCATCTCTAGCTGCTTCTTCTTCTGCTGTAAAAGGAACTTTAATTCCATTTATTAAATGATGTCTTGCCATAATTTATTATACTCCTTTTTTCATTTTTATACTATACTAATTAATTCCATATAAACAAATATCTCCAGCATCTATATTGCCTGTTGTCATAGAAAATTGAGCCGCATCAACTGCTGAAGTCGTATTGCAATATCCAGCAACGTGAAAATCCATTATCTGATCGTCAGAAGAAGTTGTAGATATTCGTGATATAAAATGTTTGACGTATGTAGTTGATGATGGATCAAATAAATGTAAATAACCTTGTGTTGTGTGATCGGCATCTGCACCTAAAGAAGATGCTAATATTTGTACTCCAGTTCCTTGTGCTAAATCATTACTTGACACATATCCTGATCCACTACTATCACCTTCACTAAGAAAAGCTCTCCATACAGTAGATGTTTTTGTAACATTATAATTACTACCAGTATCTGCGCTAAAATTGATAAGAAATTGATTACTATCTGCTGATGGATGAATATTATTAAAAGTAAATAAGTATTCCTTGTAAGTGTTATCCAGAACCACATCAGAACTACCATCAACAAACGATATAGTTGAAGATGAAGAAGCAGTTATTTTTTTAATAAAAGTATAAGTACCTAAACTAGAAATACTACCAAAGGTACTTATCGATCTTACTCCTCTATTATTTAATTTAACTAAAGCCATTAACTATCCTTTAATCCATAGAGTTTGATTGTTCCTGCGCCTATGTTTCCACTTTCCATTTTAAACTGAATAGCATCAACAGCAGAAGTTGTATTATAATAACCTGCGGTTATTTCATTTTGTATATATGTATCATTTGCAGCTTGAGTAAAATATGAAAGCCAATGTGTTACATAAGTTGTTGAGCTAGGATTAAATAACCAAATATGTCCACTAGCACCTCTTTCAGTATCATTAGCTCCACCGACAGTTAATTTTTTAAATCCAGTCTCTTGAGCATGATCGTGAGTTGTTGAATAACCAAGACCTGATGGACTACCGTCTTCTTGTTGGTATGATGTATACATTGTGTTAGTAGAAATTACATTGTAATTTGAGCCAGTATCAGTTGAAGCATTCCAAGTTAAACCTTTATCATCTGTTGCTCCACGAATATTAATAAATTCAAATTTATAAATCGGATAGGTTGCGTCTAAATCCACATCTGACGTGCCATCAACAAAGCTAATGGTAGCACTTGAAGATGCTGTTTGAGATTTAATTAAAACCATTGCACCAGTTGCTAAAGTTCCAGCAGTTGTAATAGCTGATATAGAATTATTATTATATTTAACT